TCACGCCTTTCAAGAATGATAACCTGCTCGGCTATCGGCTGCCCCCCACGCCCTATGTTCGTTTGTGAGGGATAGCGCTGGCGGTCGAAATCATCGAGTTCGCCACGGCAAACGAATGCCGTGTTTATATCGTACTCGGACGCTTCGCTAACGAGTCGCAGCACACATGTTTGAAACGCTGAAAACCATTGTCACAGAGACGGTCGGCCTATCCAAGGATGCCCTCCATGTCCACATAGGGCTCGCGATCTACTTTGTTGCGGTGCTCCTATTGGGGGCCGCGCCGACAAGTCCGGGGCCGATGATTATTGTCCTCGGGGTCGAGCTGATCAACGAAGTCACAGACACCTTCCATCTGCGGCACGGCACCTGGCAGGTGTGGAATAACGACCCCGTCAAGGACATCGTCAACACAATGATCTGGCCGGTGGCAATACTGGTATTCTTTCTTGTCCGCTCGTGGTGGCTGAAACGCAAACCTAACCCTGCAACCTCACCACCGCCCACCAGCTGAATATAGCGAGGCAACTCAGCCAGATCACGATCACGAACGCCAGCCCCGCACGACTGACAGGCTTGTCACGCAACGCAGCTTCGGCGCGGAACTCGGCCATCAAGTTGGGTGGGATCATCTTCACCACCAACAGGATGCCTAGCGGCACGATTATTAGGTCGTCGAGATAGCCCAGGATCGGAATGAAGTCTGGGATGAGGTCGATGGGGCTGAGTGCATACGCGGCTACAGCCGCAGCGCTGACTTTAACGTGCAACAGCACCCTAGGGTCACGTGCCGCCAGCCACAGGGCGACTACGTCGCGCTTGATTGAGCGGGCCCACCCCTTTGCCTTATCCATCCAGGTCATTGGAACAACGACTGGTGGGTTAAGACGAGGCCGATGCTGACACCCAGCGCCCCCGCCGCGACGAATGCGAGCATCGCGACGAGGATGGCCCACGGTGGAAAATCCGGATCCTCGGTCAATTGCGGCCTCCTATGGGTCGCTGTTTACCACGAACATCCTGTGAAATTCCTGACGCTAAGGCCCCCACGCCGGGACCTCCAAAGGCCGGGCGGCGAAGTGGTAAGCTGATAAATTCGCCGCCCGGCCGCCGTCCCTGCCGGTGACTTTGGAGAGTAGACTGACGAGGACGGCGGGTAAGACGATAGCATGTCGCAGACGGCTGCTGCACCCCCACGCCTCAAGTCAAAGGTTCCAGCCCCTCGGCGCGTTCGCCATTTCTAGGCCCGCTCCGTCCGTTGATGCAGCCTGAACTGCTCGCGTGCTTAACGGCGACGGGCTCCCTGAAATCGACGCCCTGCCGCTATCGAGGAGCCACGCATGATCCTGTCCGTCATCACCCCGGCGGCGCCGTTCGTGACGCCCGCTGACATTGCCGGCAGCCATGCTCCGGATGATGCCCCGGTGGCCGCGACGATCGCTGCCGTGACGGAAGAGCTAGACGGCCCGACAGGCTGGCTGGGGCGAGCGATCGGGCCACAGACGATCGAGCTGCGCGGCCGCACCTTCGGCGCCTGGCGTGAGTTATCGCTTCCTTGCCCTCCTCTGATCGGCGGCGTGGTGGTGAAGTACCTCGACGCCGACCTGCAGGAGCAGACCTTCGCGGCCGATCAATACGAGGTGCGGCAGCGCAGCAACTCGATCCGCCTGAAGTCGTCTGCTGCATGGCCGCTCTACACCGACGATCCGGAGGCCGTGAGGATCCAGTATCAGGCCGGCTATAACGGCACTTCGCTCGCCAGCGGCGGCACAGGGCCGATTCCGGCTCGCGTCAAGCAGGCGGTCATCGTGATGGTGCAGGACCTGATCGCCACCAAGGCCGAGAACCTCTTCATCCGCTCCGAAGAGGTCGAGGGCATCGGCACGCGCCAGTACACGGTGTCTGACCAGGTGGGCGCAATCATCCAGCGCACCGCCGGTCGCCTACTCACTGGTCTGCGGGTCTACGCATGACGCCGACCCAGGCTATCGCCATGCTCGACGAGCAGCTCGCCGATCATGGTGAAGACATCGCGCTGCGCCACATGGCGGCCGGCGCTGCGGCGTCGACGGAAACCGTCCGGGCCTTCGTCCGCGGCTACAAGCCCGACGAGGTGGTCGGCGCCATGCAGCAGGGCGACGGCAAGATCGCCATCTCGCCCACTGGCCTCGTGGCCCCGCCGAAGTTCAACGACAAGACGGTGATCGGCGGCAGCAAGGTCCGCAACGTGCAGGGCGTCGAGGAAATCCTGCTCGCCGGTGTGATCGTCCGCTACAACCTTCAGGTCCGGGGCTGATGGCAAGCCGGTTCGAGACTTTCGATCGCGACATCATGGTCACGACGGCGGGGCTGACCGAGGATGAGATTTCTCGCGAGGTCGCGCTGTTCGCCAAGACCAGCCTCGCGGGCCTCATCCGCACCGGTGAGGCGAGCCCGAACTACACTCGGTTCGTGAACGGCCGGCAGGGCGCGCCGGAAGAGGCGTTCAACGTCCGTAGCAACGCCTCGCCGGGGCCGATCCTCTACGAGTTCGCCTGGTGGCACGAGCTGATCACCGACGCGCTCGTCGAGCTGGTGAAGCGCAGTCCCAAGCGCAGCGGCCGGTATGCCCGCTCTTTCATCGTGCTGGCCGACCAGGTGCCGGCCACCAACTACCAGACCATCAGCGGAGCCGCCGAGGTCATCATCTTCAATGCCCAGCCGTACACCCGGAAGATCGAGGTCGGGGCGATGAGCATGTCGGTGCCGCCCCACCACTTCGACGCCGCCAACGCCGCGCTGCGCCGGAAGTACGGCACCAAGGGTAGCTTCTCGATCATGACCCGGTTCCTGACCATCGGGTCAGGGATCGACGCCCGGGTGCCCTACATCCTCAAGGGCGAGTATGCCGGCCGCTACAATGCCCAGCGCTCCGCGATCAAGGCCGGGGCGAAGATCAGCAGTGCCCGGCGGATGGCACGGCGGAAAGACCGCGATGCCGGCCAGGCGATCACCTACCCCGCCCTCGTCATCAACATGGTGCACTGATGTCGAGCTTAGACGTCTACGACAAGCTTGAGACCTTCCTGAAGGCCGAGTGGACTGCCACACCGCTGGTGTTCGAAAACGAGGAATGGCCGCTCGATGAGGGCGAGCCGGGCGCCTTCGTCTACGTCGAAGTCTTCGGCGACTTCTACAGCCAGGAATCGATCGGCGCGCCGGGCAACAACCTGTGGCGCGAGACCGGCACGATGCAGCTGCATGTGATGGTCCCGAACACCACCGGCACCCGTATCGCGCGCACCCACGCCAAGGCGCTCGTCAGTCTCTTAAAAGAGGCCGAGGTCGATGGCGTGCGCTTCCGCGACATGTCGATCGGCGCCGGCGAGCCGGGCATGCCGACCGGCAACTTTTTTCCCATGACCGCGACGGTCGATTGGGAATTCGACGAAAACGGCTAGGCCAAAGGAGCAAGCCCATGGGCATCGCAGAAGCCTCACTCACCCGCTTGGCCTACGTGGCCGAAGCGACCATCGGGACCATACCCGCCACCCCCAGCTTTCAGACGCTCCGCTACGTCAGCGAGGGCATCAAGCTGTCGAAGCAGACCGTGATCTCCGACGAGATCAGAGGCGACGGCAACATCACCGACATCATCGACGTGGGTCGCAGCGTTGAGGGCCCGATCGCCTTTGAGCTGTCCTACGGCACGTTCGACGTCCTGATCGAGGCGCTCTTCCGCGGCGCGTGGACCACGAACGTCCTCAAGAACGGGATCCTGCACAAGACCCTGGCGTTCGAGAAGACCTTCGAGCAGGGCGCGACGGACAGCTTCATCCGGTACCGGGGCTGCCGCATCAACACGATGGACCTGACGCTCGAAAGCAAAGCCATCGTGAAGGGCTCGTTCGGAGTGATGGGCATCGGCAGCCCGACGCCGACCACGGCGATCCTCACCGGCGCAACCTACGCTGCCGCTACCACCGAGCCGGTGATGAACGCGGCCACCAATATCGGTGCGCTGACCATCGGCGGCATCACCGCGCCGCCGAAGATCAAGTCGATGAGCCTGTCGATCAAGTCCAACCTCTACGCCAACGACGTGATCGGCGCCTACGAGACGGATAGCCATGGCCTCGGCCGGTTCGAAGTCAGCGGGTCGATGCAGACCTACTTCTCGGACCTCGACACCTACAACGCCATCCTCGGCCACAGCGACGTGTCGCTGTTGGTGACGATCGGAGTGGCGACGACGAAGAAGTACACGCTGTCGCTGCCCAAGCTCAAACTGATGGACGGCGGCCCGGTCGTGGGCGGCAACGGCCAGTCGGTGATGGTCGAGGTGCCGTTTCAAGCCATCTACGACAGCTCAAGCGCCGCCTCGATGAGCATCACCAGGGCGGTGGCGTGATGTCCAAGCGCACCGAGGAGAAGCTTGTCACCTTCACGCCGGCCGAGACCTTCACCGGCTACCCAGACGGCAAGAGCAAGACGCTGTTTCAGGCCGGCGTCGACAGCGAACCCGTCACCGAGTCCTACGCGCAGCTGATGCGCGAAAAGGGGCTGGTGGCACCCCGTACCCAGCTGCACGAACCGCAAGAGGATGCCGCCGAATGACCGTCAAGTTTGCAAGTGCCGAGATCGACCTGACCAAGGAAGCCGAAGGTGAGTGGGTGCCCTCGCGAATGTTTCCCGGGGTCGAGTTCCGGGTCTCGTCGATCCAGTTGCCCGCCTTCCTCACCGCCCGCGATATCCTGTTCCAGCGCTGGGCCCGCAAGTACAAGGGCCAGCCGGTCCCGCTCGATGTGAAGCACGACGATCTCGGCAAGCTGGTGGCCAAGCACATTCTCCACGATTGGCGCGGCTTCGATGAGGAGTACGCTGTCGAGCTCGCCGAGAAGTCGCTGCGCGATCGGGCATTCCGCGACCTCCTGAGCGACATCGAGCTTTGCGCCTCACAGGTGGGCGAGGCCAACGTGCAGTTCATCGAGGACGAAGCGGGAAACTCCGTCGCGCCTTCCGCAAAAGGCTAGAGCGGCAAGGCGCAGAGGACATCGACGGCTGGCTCGCCGAGTTGGCCGAGGAATACCCGGAGGACGCCGACTGGTTGCAGCCGGCACCCCACGACTTCACCGACGAGCCGTGGCACGCGCTCTACTTCCGGGCCTTCGAGGCTCTCCGCTTCGATCGGTTCTATGGCTCCCTCGGCGGCGAGACGCCGGTAACCTACCTCGCTAAGTCACGCTACGCGGACGATCTCGGGCTGACCGGCGAAACCCTCGAAACCTTCCACCACTTCTTCAACGCGATCGACGCCGAATACCTCGATTGGTGCTCGGCGCGCGACAAGGCAAACCAACATGGTTGAGAAGCTCTCGTCCTACCGCGTCACGGCGGCGATGGATGCGACCGCCTATGCCGCTGGCATGGCGCAGAAGGTGGCAGCGGACAAGGCAGGCGCGGCTTCAGCTGCGCAGGTCGGTGCTGCCATCACCGCGACCCAGACCAAGGTCAGCCAGGCCGGTGACGTTCTCACCCGGCTCAGCCGCTCCTACGTCGATGGTTTCGGTCAGGCGGAGCGTTTCGCCCGTGCCGTGAACACACTCGGTCGGGGGATCGAGACCGGCAACGTGCCCATGCAGAGGGCCGAGGCGATCCTCGACGGCATATATCGCAAATACGGTATGACCGCGAACGCGGCCGATCTGCTCGAGCAGGGGCATTATCAACTGGCCACAGCGGTCACTGCGGTGAATGCCAAGCTCGGGACGGAAAATATTGCACTCGACCTGAACAGCGCGGCCCACCAGCGAAACGCAGCGGCCATGCGGATGGGGGCTGCCCAGCGCACCAACTTGATGTTCCAGCTGCAGGATATAGGCGTGTCCCTCGCCGGCGGCATGAACCCGCTGATGGTGATGATGCAGCAGGGCTCGCAGATTTCCATGATCTACGGCAACGGCGAGGGCGGTCTCGGTCGCGCCTTCTCGGAAACCGGGAAGATGGCGGTGGGCATGGTGGCAAAGTTCTGGCCTGTCGCGGCCGTGCTCGGCGCTCTCACTCTCGGTACCGCCGCGCTCACGACCGAGATCAACCGCAACCAGAAGCAGCAGGTTGGGTTCGGCGACGTCGTTGTCGCGATGTGGGAACTGGCGTCGCAGCGCATCCTTGAGAGCCTCCAGCCCATCATCGACTGGTTCGGCGACATGTGGGACCAGGTCTCCCCGGCGCTCGCCTACGGCATGAACGCCCTGATCGGGACCTTCGACCTGGCCTTTCGCGGTGTAAAGTCGACCTGGTCCATGCTGCCGGAGGCAATGGGCGACTTCACGATCAAGACCGCCAACAATGTCATTCAGGCAATGGAGGACATGATCAACGGTGGCCTCCGGCTGCTGAACGATTTCATCGTCGAGGCGAACAAGCTGCTGCCGGAAGGGATGAAGCTCGGCACCATTGGGGACGTCGACTTCGGCCCCGGCTTCGCCAACCCGTTCGCTGGCGGCGAGGATCGGCT